GCTGTTGACCATCCAATCCCTGATCTCGTTCAGTTTGTTTCGGGTCATCTTCTTACCCTCCGTGATTGGTTGAACAGTCATTTTCTTGGGCTTGATCTCTATGAGCATAGACTCTTCTAGTCCATGAGAGTTCTTGGCTTTGATCCAAAAGTCAACGAAGTATCTGTGTACTTTCCCGTCCACGGGCGAGCGGTATGGGACGATGATTTCTTCCGAAGACCACTTTAGGATTGATTCGGTTAGGTCACAGTATTGCATAAAGCGGCGTTCCCACAACGAACGATACACACATTTGGTGGGATCGCCTTTATACTTTTGGGGGTTCTGTGGGCGGTAGAACCCTTTATATGTTTTGAAGGTTCCGATGACCGTATCTCCTATCCCCTATTTATAAATCTTTGACTAAATAGCAGTAAGGAGAACGAAGTGCCAAACAATCAAGAGCGAATCCCAAGTTCGGGGCAGCAGCCAAGCACATCATTACAACCTAAAGTAGCAAGAGAATCACAAGGATCAAACCAAGTGTTTCGCTACCCCTATACTCTGGGTTCAAGCCCCGAGTATCAAAACTTCATGACCTTTGAGATGTTTGAAACAGGAGGTCAAGGACTCAACTCTCAGAAAGACTCCTATAGCGACAGTCCATTCGCAGGAGCAGGATTGCAAGTCCCAACAACAATATTGGGAGGAGTTGCAGGAGAACAACTGCTTACTAGATTTGGTGGATCGGTTGGTCAATCCATTTTGGGAAAGATTGGTGGAGCAATAGGTGGGGGTGCTATTATTTCTTTGGTTACTAGCGGAGTTGGTGCGGACATATTCAAGCAAGTAAAAGATAACTTCGGTTACTACAAGGGTATGGGTACAGGAGAGTTTGGATTTAATCAAGAGACCACAGGATTCAATACTGCAAACAAGAGAGTGGATAAGACGATTTGCTTATACTTGCCATCTAATATCAAGACATCATACGGAGTTGAGTATACGGAAGAAGATATGACTGCGACAGCACAAGCAGCATCCACACTAAAACTTACAGCGCAAACGCTATCAAATATGACTAAAGGAGGTGCTGAACAACTACAAGGATCTTTGGATAAGGGTACAGGAAACCTTATGGGAAGACAGGCACTAAAGATTGCATCAGAAACTCTCTCGGTAGTTGCTAGTCCAATATTTGGTGGAGATATAAAGTTAGACAAGTTGTATGAAGGCATGACCCGATCAGTAGCAAACCCTATGGTCATGAATATGTTCAAGAGTGTAAAGAGAAGAACCTTTTCCTTTACATACAAGTTCGTGCCGACTTCAAAAGAAGAACTCTTCAATGTTTACAATATCATGACGCTATTCAAGAAATATTCAATGCCAAAGAGAGCCGATGATTCTTCGGGTGGTCGTTTGCTAGAGTATCCCGCAGAGTGGCGTATTCGCTTTTGGCACGGAGCACAAGAGAACCTATTCTTGCCAAAGATTGCAAGATGCTGCCTGAAAGACATCAACATAACTTATGGAGACACGCCTTTTACCACCTTTGCTCCAGAAGCAGGATTTGGTGCTGCTCCAACAAAATATGAACTAGAGTTGACCTTCGAAGAGTTGGAAATTCTCGTTCAGCAGAGAATCGACCAAGGATACTAATCATGAGTTATTTCTCGTACTTTCCATTAACATCTGTAGTCCTAGACAAAGATGCTGTAGACATAAGACAGGCAAGAAATATCCTCGTAAGAGCAAAGTTCTCGGAATATCTCAAGTCAAGAGAAGGGCTTTACGAAACCTATCAGATCAAGGATGGCGAAAGACCCGATACCTTGGCTTACAAACTATACGGAAGATCTGATTTGCATTGGGTCATCCTGCTATTCAATGAGATTCTTGATCCCTATTACGAGTGGCCGATGAGTTATGCTGAGTTGGATCAATACATCGCATACAAGTATCCGGGCAAAGCAGTATATGTTGATGACACCTTCCTTTACGCAGATGGCGTTAAGAAGAATCAGAGAATAGCCGCATCAGAACCTATCATAGATGGAGAGGTTGTGGTTAGCATAACTCAAGGATCAGAAACTAGAGAGTTGAAAGCAGTATCTTATGATCCTTTGTTGATGAAGATGGTAGTGCTTGATGATGGTTGGTTGAATAATGGAGTACCAGAAAACAGACGAATATTCCTGAAGAACAGCAAAGAAACCAATCTCTTGGGCTCGATTCGTTACATAGAACAGAATGATACAGCACTAAATCATTTTGTTGATAGTAGTGGCGAGACACTAAATCCAAGAGGAAGAATAGATGAAACTTCCGACTTTTTGGGAGTGACAGTAAGAATCCTACTTTACACAAACCCCAACGACGATATCAGAAGACCATCTTTAGCAGTCTTGCCATACAAGAACAACAGCGAATATGAGTACGAACTAAACGAAAACAAAAGAAGCATCAATCTTCTAAAGCCGTACCTCTTAAACGAAGCACTAAAGCAGTTCTCTTTCATGTTCAACAAGACAAAGACAAGCGGAGTCTGAAGTGGGCAGAGTATCTAATGCTAAACTAGCCGCACCCGGCGATCTGATTATTGAGGACATTACTCTTACATCAGCAAGCGGCTTTTCTTTGAGCATATGGAACTTGATCTACTCTGTTGAAATTTACGAGGACTTGTATTCCAACTCTCTATCGGGAACAATAATCTTTGGTGATTCTCTAGCACTATCCAGACACTTGCCATTGGTTGGTGAGGAGAAGATCAAGATAGTGTTCTATACTCCCGGTCAAGAAGATCAACCACAGAAGAAGATTGAGTTGAACATGCGAGTCTATAAGATATCGAAGAGGTTGGAACTTGGTGCAGACAAGGCTGTGATGATTAGTGTAGAAATGGTGTCGGAGGAGTTCTTCCAAAATAGCACCATGAAGTTCAGCAAGTCATTCTCAAAAATCCCATATAGCGATATGGTTCAGAACATATTTGATGAATACATCAACCCTGCTGTTGAACAAGCAGGTATTGAAATCAACGCTGACTCCGAAAGACTACACGCATTTCCTACAGATGGAGTAAGAAGTCTAGTTGTTCCATATTGGTCCCCATTTTACACAATAAACTGGCTTGCAAACAAAGCATGTGCAGCATCCAATCAAGCGGTTGCGGATTACATGTTCTTTCAATCATTAGATGGGTCATATCAGTTCATGCCCATAACTTACTTCAAGAACATGCCTGTAACCGCGTCTTACTCCGATAGCCCACCAGACAAAACAAAAGACTTGTTAGCATTTTCAAATATCAGCGAGTACACAGTCTTGAGTGTTGGTAATCGTCTTCAAGATATCGGAGTCGGTATGTTCTCATCTCTTCTAACGACATTTGATATCAACAATAAGAAGATAGAGTCCACCGTATATCGCTATTCAGGAAACTATACTGATGTTGACCATGTTGACAAGCATCCCCTTGTTCCTTTTACTCTAGATAAGTATAGCGACAAGGTAATGAGTTATCGTAAGGTGTTGGCAAAGAACAGTTACAGATATGATGGTGTTGAGGACAATGAAACTCACGATCTATACGCTCTCAACAGACAAAGCCTTTTGAATCAGATGAACACCATACTCATACAGGCAACTGCTAGTGGAGATTCAAGAAGAAGGGTGGGAGACATAGTGGAACTGAAGATAGTATCTCAAGAAGATACCGCAAAGAAGAGCGATCCTTACGATCCATACCTATCTGGCAACTACTTGATTACAAAGATCAACCACTCATTTACACACGATGATTATGACATCATTATGACTCTTGCCAAAGATTCATACGCATCACCACTACCCGACAAGAAGGAAGCCCAACTCAAGGTGTTATAATGGATGCGTCAATTATACACGATCAAATAGGCAAGAACGGCTTCGTTTGGTTTCACGGAGTCGTGGAGGATATTGATGATCCTCTGATGATGGGTCGTGTAAGAGTCAGATGCTTTGGTTTTCATACAGGCGATAAGGTTCTGCTTCCGACAGAAGACCTTCCTTGGGCAACTCCACTTCAACCAATTACAAGTTCAGCAGTAAGCGGTAAGGGTCGCTCGCCCACGGGCGTGCTCGCGGGCGCGTGGGTGGTTGGCTTCTTCCGCGACGGCATCAATTGCCAAGATCCAATAATACTAGGAACATTTGCGGCTTTTCCCCAACCCGACAATCTTACAGGAAAGATGTCAACACCCGAGGATGGATTCAATGATCCTAGTGGCAAATATCCTAGCGAGGATTATGCAGGCGAACCTGATACAAACAGGCTAGCCCGTAACGAAAGCATCGACAAGACAATCGTCAAGACTAAAAAGGATGGAGTAGAGAAGGGCGTAAGCACAGCCCTAATTGGAAGTTGGGATGAGCCACAGACTCCATACGCAGCACAGTATCCGCAAAACCATGTGATTGAAAGTG